GGTTCGACCTCCAGATCCTCCTCGGTCGGTTCCAGTGGCGTTTCCGGGGCGGGCGAGGTGATGAACATCGCGAACATTGCCGCGATCTTTTTGCGCTCCAGTTCAGCATCGTCGTAGAGGTCGAGCGTGAACAGCTTCACGATGGCGGCGGCGAACCGCGACACGCCGCGCAGCTGGCCCGCCTCGACCGGGTCCAGCACATGGATCACGTCGGCGGCAGGGATGCGGACGGTTTCGCCCGCGAGGCCGGGGTCGGTCAGATCGCCCGGATGGCGGCGCAGGAAGTGATAGGCGACACGGCGACCGATGCCGTCGAACTCGATCCCCTGCCGGATCAGCCCCGCGCCGGGCAGGGTGCGGTTCATGTCGAGGGGCAGCATCTCGGCGGGCAGCATCTGCAATTGCAGGGGCACGGTCAGGCCGTCTTCGGCCCGGCGCGGCCGGATGCGGATGAAGACCTCGCCCGACAAGAACACCTCACGCGCCGCGCGGCGCTGCAGCCCGTAGAAATCCGTCAGCCCCTCGGCATCGGCATCGTCGGTCCACGCGAGCCACAGTGCTTGCAGTTCTTCCTTCCTGGCGGCATCGGCGATGGTTGATGACGGTTTGATCCCGTCGCCGACGACATTGCTGGCGAAGCTTTCCACCGCGTTCGCCGCATAGCCATTGTTTCGCACCAACCAGCGCGCCCGGGCGGTGATCGTGTCGCCTGAGGCCGCGATCAGTGTGTTCACATGGGCGCGGCTGGCCCGGAACCCACGCAGGCGACGATGGGCCTGTGCGGCATCAAACCCGCCGATGATCGACCCCAGCCGCTGGCGAAAGGCTTCAAACGCCATGGTTCACAGACCCTTCGTGGCAACCGTGCCCCAGCGGCGTCGTCGGGGCGCACCGATACTGGCGGTGGCGATCCGGGTTTCCAGATCACTGATGGCGTTCGCCAGTTCCGCGTCCGAGCCATAGGTGATGGTCTTGCCGTCATAGCTGACCGAGCGGACGCCCGCGTAGCGGGCCTCTTGCAATGCGGTCAGCAGCGCGCGCATCCGTTCCAGATCCATCTCAATCCCTCATGAAATTCGGTGTGTAGACCCGGCGCTTGCGCCGTGGCGTTGTCGGTGTCCCGGCCTTGGCGGGTTGCGGCGCGTCCGTTTTCGGTGCCGCATTGTCCACGGCACCCGGGGCGACAGGTGGACGGGTCTCGACCCCGGCCTGTTCTTCAAGCCGCCGCCAGGTCGCCTCGTCCCAACGATCCGCGCCCATGATCCACGCCGCCGCCCTTGCATAGACCCGGGTGTCCAGCGCCTCGTTGCGTTCGCGCATCTTTTGCCATTCGGGGTGGGCATAGCCGCGCTTGTTGCGCACGGTGACCAGTTGTTCGGCCACCAGCTGCTTGAGCCATTCGGTGTCGATCCAGTCTGGCAGATGCACGGTGCCGGGGGCATCCAGAACGCCCAGCGCACGGTCTTCATCCGAGGGCCGCTCCAACCGCAGGAAGCGGTAGGTTTCGGTCTTGAACGTGGCTGTGGCCACCGACCAGAGCCGCGCGCCGCGGCGCAGACGTTTGCCGCCGATGGTGGCGTCGACGAAGGTCGGGCCCGACACCGGCGTCGCGCGGTTGAAGCCCTCGAGGCCCTTGACGGGTGCGACCTGATCAAACCCCTGCGCCCGCGCCCAAGTGTAGACCGCCGGGGCCTCATAGCCGGTGTCGATCGCCAGCTTGCCGATTACCATCACCGCCCCGTTGGCGCAGACCCACGTCCGACCGAGCAGGGCCGTCAGCTTGTCCCAGCAGGCTGGATCGTCCGGCCCACCGGCAATGACGATGTGGTCCACCAGCCACGACTCCAAACCCCGCCCCCAGGCCCAGACATCGACCTCGATCCGGTCCTTCTGCACATCGACGCCAGCCGTCAGGAACAGCCCGCCAACCGGGATCTGCACGCCCGCGTAACTTTCGCGCCGTTCCGCCAGCCGCTGCCAGCCCGGGGCCTCGCCAGACTCGACCCATGTCTCGCCCAGCAGCGTGTTGCGCGCGGCGCGCAGCATTTCTTCCGAGCCCTGCGCCGCCAGCCAGTCCCGCGCGATCTGCGCCCAGCTTTTCCAGCCCAGCGGCGAATAGAGCGCCGAGATATGAAAGCCGATGGAGTGCGGATCGGCCGATACAGCCGTGGCCCGCCACTCGCCCCGCTCCAGCATCTGCGTCTTGTGGTGCTCGGCGATGGCGACCTCGCAGCTCTCGCAATGATACGCGGCGGTGTCAGACCGCCCCTTGTCCCAGCGCAGGCGTTCAAACTGCAGCCACTGCATATGGCCGCACTGCGGGCAGGGCACGAAGTAGCGGCGTTGGTCGCTGGCCTCATATTCCCGCTCGATCCGGCTCAGCCCTCGGATCGTCGGCGTCGAGACCATGAACACCTTGCGCCGGTGCGAGAAGGTGGTGGTGCGCGCCTCGGCCAGCGTGACCGGATCGCCTTCCTCATCAGCCGAGGCCGGATAGGCATCGACCTCGTCGAGAAAGATGTAGCGCGCGGGCATCGAGCGCAGGCCCGTCGCGGAGTTCGCCCCTGTCAGCACTAGGATGCCGCCGGGGAATTCCTTGGACAGCATCGAATTGCCCGCGTCGCGCGAGCGGGCCGGCTGCACGCGTTCGCGCAGCGCCGGGCTGTCCTCGATCAGCGGATCGAGCCGCCCGCGCGACGTCCGCTTGGCCATCTCCACCGTTGGCAGCACCGCCAGCATCGGACCCGGTGCATGATGGATGACAAAGCCGATCCAGTTGTTGCCCGCCTCCGTCGCCCCGACCTGTGCCGCCTTCATGAAACTGACCCGTTGCGCCGGGTGGCGCGGTGACAGCGCATCCATGATCTCGCGCAGATAGGGCGTGCGGGCGGTGCGGTATTGTCCGGGCTCGGAGCTTGCCCGCGACGACAGCTTGCGGTGCGCATCCGCCCATTCCGACACCGTCAGGTCCGGATCGGGACGCATCCCGTTGCGCCAAGCCCGCAGGATATCCTCGGCCCCGTCAAACTCGAGGTCGAGGTCGGCGGTCAGGTCATCGCTATCCGAGGGAAACCCTGAGATCGGCGAGGGCGTCGAGTTGCGCTCTGACATGGGTTTCCAGCACCCTCTGCAGGATCGCGGCCTCGATCATTACTGGATTGCCGGATTGCTGTTCCACCTCCGCTGCCACTTCGGCCGCCATCAGCGCCGCCACCCTGCTGGGCCAGGTGACCCAGGCATCGCGCTCCTGGCGCGCAAGGCGAAACACCAGCGTTTCCGCCCGGGCGCGGTCCACAAGCGTGCCCTTGCGCTTCTGGATTGCCAGTTGCTTGTCTTGCGCCTGGTAGACCGTCAGCGCGGTGCGGGCCTTCAGGTATGACGAGCTGTCAGCCGGACCGTAAAACCCACTGTCGCCACCCGTGCTGCGCCGCCGCTGGTCCGGATCGGTCATCTCGGCGCGGCGCACATCGGAGGCCGCCGCATTGATCGAGCCGTCTCTGTAGGCCACCAGCCGCCCGGCCTTGCGCGCCTTCTGGATCGCCCCACGCGACAGGCCGGAATGGACGGAATACTCGCGTTCGGACATACCTTCCATGGCCATTGAGTGAACCTCAAGATATTGGAATTAAATGGAAATGATGGACTTATTCAGTTGATTACACTTGCCGCTAGAGCGAGTCTGGGTGCAAGGAAACGATGCAACTCAGCCATGGAGACGAGCCAATGACAGCCAAGACCGCGCCCGCCAAAGCCCCCAGCGAAGCCCTGCTGCTGGAGATCGCAACCCGGCATTTCCACACGATCGAGACGCTGGAGACCCGCAACCGTGATCGTTTGGATTTCCACGATGTCGCCGTCTGGGCGATCCGCGCCGCGCTGGAAGCGGCATACGCCGCAGGCCACGCCGCCGCTGCGAAGCGCTAAAGGGAGACAGACAAATGACCATGGCTACTACCACCATCCGCATCGACCATGTCGCCCTGCCGGACCCATTGAACCTCAAGGGCCCGGACGCTGCCGCGCGGATGATCGAGGCCGCGCTCCGCGATGAAGGCATCAAGGCCGAGGCATCGGACGTGATCTCGCATCTGAAGATCGAGCTGCCCACGACCCAGCTTGCTGCCGCCAGCGTCCTGCTGGCGAGCCTTCAGCTGATCTGAGGGGGCACGACGATGACCCTGTCCTTCAACTGCCTGCCCGAGGGCGAAACCCTCGCCGATCTGATCCGCCGCGAATGCGCCATCGGGTTTGATCTGCGGTTTTGCCGCAGCGTTGCCACCAGCCCCGACGACCGTGACACCGAGACTTGCGACGCGACCGAGGCCGAATTTGCCACGCTTTATGCTCTCACCGATCTGGGCGAGGCCATCGCGATCCATGATGCTGATCTGACCAGCGCCGGGGCGGACGAGGTCGCCACCGTCGCCCGTGCGCTGTTCGTCGCTATCGTCAATGCGCGTCGTGACCCGCCCGATGCCGCCCAGCGCCATGAGGCGGAACAGGCGGCGCTGACCGATCCGGATCGGATTGCCTGATGCACAGTCGAACAATCATAAAGCCATGAAATTGCTCGAAATTGCCTACGACAATCGCCCGACCAGAGCGATGGTTGTCACAGGAAAACGATGCAACTCAGCCTAAGGAACCACGCCATGACGCGCCTCAACCCGGTCACCACACCCCGCCACCAGCTGCGCGCCGATAAGGCCCGCCGGAACAAGGAAGCCGCGCTGAACGCCTTCATTGGCAAGAAAGCAGAAATCGACGAGATGCTCGCCCGCTTGGCAAGTCTCAGCGACGACCATTTCAACTGCCACCCAGACGAGATCAGCTGGGGGCATGTCGGCACCCTTGAGCACTACGCCAGCCACTTGAAGCGCATCACCGACAGCGCATTTGGCGAGGGTGAGTTCGCCGAGTGATCCCGACCCAGCACCGCGCCCGGCCCGCCCTGATGGCGGGCTTCCCTCGGTAGAAGGGCTGGCAATGGCTGGCCCTCGGAAACCGGAGGAACGCATGCCCAAACTCACTGACACGCAAACCATCATCCTCAGCGCCGGGGCCCAACGGCCCGACAACATCGCGATGCCGCTGCCCAAGGGGCTGCATGGTGCCGCCGCGAAGAAGGTCGTCACCCTGATGATCGGGCGTGGCTGGCTCAACGAGGTCGACGCCGACATCCGCAAGGGCGAGCGGCTCTGGCGCGAGACTGGTGATGGGCATGGCACCACGCTGGTGGTCACCGACGCAGGCCTGCTGGCCATCGGGATTGAGCCGGTGGCGGTGCAGACGTTGGTCGCTATCCGCGATCATGGGGCCGAGACGCCGGTGACGAAGCTTCCGGCCCAGCACACTGGCACCAAGCAAGCGATGTTGATTGCGTTGCTACAACGTCCCGAGGGTGCCACGATTGACGCGATCATGAAATCTACGGGCTGGCAGGCTCACACAGTGCGCGGGGCGATTTCAGGGGTGTTGAAGAAGAAGCTAGGCTTCACCATTGCCACGCGGAAGGTCGAAGGCCGAGGATTAGTGTATCAGATCGAGCTGCGCTGAAGGATCAGCATATTGCTTCGCAAATGCCCTGTGGGTGGACCAAGCCATTAAACTGGCCTATTCTCACTGAAGAGGTTGATTAGAGGTTAGAAAATGGCTGGAAGCAATTCAAATGGTGGTTCGCGGGGCTCTTCGCCGGGCAACCTCTCCAAGGGAGCTTCTCCGACCGGAATAACAAATGGGACATCTCCTTCCGGCATCGGGTCGGGCCAAGGGAGCGCTTCACCTGCAACCCCGACCGTCGGCTCTCGGCCTCCTCCAAGCAAATAACGCGTTCTATTTGATCCTGATATTGACGCGCGCAATCTCTGAGGCGGGAATGTATGTCATTCTTGTGCCCCAAGCGTCGTCGCGGACAGCCTCCCTGATCTCCTCGGTCCCGTCGGGGAGTTCTTCGCTTTCAACCGCCATGATGACGCTGCCGTCCCCGCCAAGATATAGACCCTCCCATGGGCAGCCGAGGAATGCTCGTCTGTCGTGAAGGTAGAGTACACGGCCATTTTTCAGATGAACTGACAACTGTCCGACTTTCCGTAAGGCTGCGGCGGGGGCCGTCTGACGTCGGTTTCGATCCGGGAATAAGTCTGGCCTTATGTCCGATTTCATTCACCGCCCTCAAATCGAAGTTCTCTCCGCGGCCGATGGCGTTCGCCGTCGGCAATGGTCGGATGAGGACAAGCTCCGGATCGTCGAGGAAAGTT